CCCTAACAACCCATAGGAGGTTATTATGGACGTATTTGAACTAATCAACGCCGTCGGAGCGGAGTTGGTTGCCAATAAGGCAATCGCTAAGCAGGCAGACGGTACACGCGTAGTTGTGGCTCAAGTAGTCGGCGATGCAATGGTTTTAACGGCTGAAGGTGAAGAAATGGCTAAGGCTGCGAAGCCAGCGCCCAAACCTGCGGCTAAGACTGCTAAATCAAAGACGACGAAGGCCGCTGCTGCACCCACACCTGAAGAATAAGGGGGCTAGCAATGTCTACCGTTAAGGTCATCGACGTAATCAGACGGGTCGAGGATGTGCTGCAAGACAGCAACATTCGCTGGCCGCGTACTGAATTACAAAATTGGATGAACGAGTCGTATCTTGCGATTACGCTTGCTCGTCCTGACGCAAACGCAAAGTCCGGTACTTTTACGTGCTCCGCAGGAACGCGCCAAGTGCTGACTAAAGCTACCGCTGACGGAGGTTATCCGTCTGCATTGCGGCTGTTGGACGTAACTCGTAACATGGCATCCACTTCAAGCTACAGGGTTATCCGCCTTGTATCTCGTAGTGTGCTAGACGACCAACGTCCGGGGTGGCACGCTGAGACCGGCACGGTGAACATTCAGCACTTCACCTTCGATCCCCGCCAGCCGAAAGAGTTCTTTGTGTACCCTCCGGCAACAGAGTTGGCCGAAGTCGAAGTTGTCTACACTGACTCTCCCGGTTCTCATACTCTTAGCGAGAGCGATCTCGATCCTGAAGGTTCAAACACAGAAGTCATCAAGTTGGACGACATCTACACGTCCCCAATCATCGACTGGATTCTGTATCGTGCGTACTCGAAGGATGCTGAGTATGGTGCTAACGAGCAGCGCGCTCAGGCGTCTTATGCTGCGTTTAACGCCGCGATCAGTACTAAGAACCAAGTAGATGCAGCTGTTGCACCTGCTAACTTGAGCAAGGTGACGTAACATGGCAGTCGCGTGGGCTAATTTCTACCCGTATATTCAGCCCCACCTACCGGGCTGCCCGGAAATCGTCATCGAAAATCATCTGCGGGAAGCTGCATCTGAGTTTTGTAAGCTAAGTCAAATTTGGCGATACGACATCGACAAGGACTATACGAGCCGTAATACGGCGGAATACGACATTGAGGTTCCAACTCGTACGGTACTTGAGGACATCCTGATCCTGTATTTGGATGGCTTGCCTATCAAGCAAGTGTCGGATCGTCACTTTGATCTACCTAGCCTTTACGAAAACTCTCGCCCTACGGCGTTCAGTTTGTACCAAGACTCGCAGATTAGGTTCTACGCAACACCAGATGGTAAGTACGAGTTTGAAGGCGTAGCCGTCATCAAGCCGTCCTCTACTGCGATTGACGTAGAAGATTTTATCTACGAAACCCATGGGCGCTCTATCGCTTGCGGGGCAATCTACCGCTTGGCGATGATTCCAGCCAAGGAGTGGACCAACCCTGAGCTAGCTACCTACTACCGTGCAGAGTTCTACAAGCACGCTGCGGATGCTCGAAGCCGAGATACGCGCGCGTCTGGTCAGACTGTGAAAATGGTGGGTTTTGACAAGGCATCGACGCGTAAGGGGATATAATGGCTAACATATTCAAATACGTTCAAGGTGATACCGGCCCGCAAATTCGCGTGACGCTAACCAACGAAGACAACGATGAGCCGGTCGATCTAACATCGGCGACGGTTACGTTGCACTTCAGGGAAGCAGGCGCTGACACGGTGCTGTTTTCGCGCGAGTTCTTTATCAACCCTGAGACAGCAACAAACGGTATTGCCGTGTTGCAGTGGGACGAAGGCGACCTAGAGGTCGAAGCTGGTTCTTACGAAGGGGAGATCGAGGTTCTTCGCGGTAACGGTGTTCGGGAAACCTTGTACGAGAAATTGAAGTTCAAAATACGTGAGGACTTCGCGTGAGGTTAAAGTCTGTCGAACTTGTTAACGCGCTAAAGGCTGCTTTCGAGCAGCTTCAGGTGCTGACGCAAACATCGGTAAACATTAACCAGAACGTTATTAAGGCGGAGCAGGGGGAGTTCCTCTTGTTCGCCAAATACTTCGATACGATCTCAGTTGAGGACGGTAGTCGTCCGTCAGACGAGATGGTCTTTGAGTTCTTCAAGACGCTTACAGATGACACAGGAGTGGCTGAAAACGCGACCAACGCGTTCTTCAAAGTCGCCGCTGACTACGGCTATATTCTTGACGACCAGCGTTGGAGCTTCATCAAAGGGGCTTTTGATGAAGTTTCGCTTGGCGACGGAATAGACACCAAAGCCGTTGGTAAAGCGCTGCAAGACATTTCAGCCGCGTTAGACGCCCCGGCCAAGCATATTGGTAAGCCCGCCGTTGCCGATGGCGTAAATCTCGCGGGCGACGTTATTGTAAAAATCACCGAACTTGGCAAAATTGATGTTCCATTGGTCGCGGAAGAGCATTATTATGCTCTAGGTAAGCCGCTAGAAGATGTGTTTGTTCTCGGAGAGGCACATTTTGTGGCGGTTTCCAAGCCACTGGAAGACGCAGTCCAAGGGTTTGAAGACCACGTCTTTATTTTCACCAAGAAGGTAAAAGAAGACACGTTCTCCGCTACGGAAGAACTCGCTAAGGATTTTTGGCGGCCACTTGCAGACTCCTACTCCTTGTCAGACGGCCACTCGTTAGAGCCGGGCAAGGTTCTGTATGATGTCGTGGCAGGGGTAGGAGACCAAGCATTTATCTTCGCTAAGAAGGTAGCCGGAGACATCACCTCCGCCGCCGACCAAATCAACACAAAAGGGTTTGGTAAGGCGCTAGAAGATGTTTCGGTATTCTCGGAAGCCCATCACTACGACATGGGCAAACCTCTTACAGACACATACAGCGTCCTCGAAGCGCATTCCCTCGAACCCGGTAAGGTGTTCGCGGATAGCGTAAATGGTATCGAGGACTATGTTTGGTTGCTTACTAAGAAGGCACCGGATAACCCTGTAGGGGCCGCAGATCAGATCAATACGTTCTCGGTGGGCAAAGCCTTCGCCGATAACGGCTATTTATCGGACACCATCAACACAATCTATTTTGACAAAGCTCCCTCAGATGCACCGGTTGCGACCGATGAGATCAACAGCTTTGGCACCTCGAAACAGCTTACAGACGGCGTAAATGCGACGGATGACGTCGACGGAACGGCATCAATCTTGGATGACCAAGAGATGCAGTTTATGAAAGACCGAACCGATGTCGCGTCTGCTTCAGACTCCCTGTATCGCCAAGTCGATTATGTCCGAGCGTACACTGACGCTGGATACTTCGGCGACGATGCGATATTTGATGTCGGAAAGGCAGTTTTTGATACGCCAAGTGCATCTGACAGCACAAACTTGTTAACAGGTAAACACATTTATGATATACCTGTAGCAAGCGAAACCTTAGCTTACGCGCTAGCGCGCGTTCGCTCGGATAGCGCCCTTTTAGGAGACGCGAAAGTAGTGACGCCCGGAAAGGTGTTACTGGATTTGGCCTCGACCGCCGACGCGGGGTCACTGCGAAGTCAGGGGTTTGCTGACTTCACCTACTTTGCGGAAGACTTTGTCGGGGCTTCCAGAACGTTCTGAAGGAGATCGTTATGATTAACGAAAACTTGAAGCTCTCCGGCCAGCTTAACATCGTCCTCAAGGACAAGGCCGGAAACATCAAAGATCAGCGAGAGGTTAAAAACCTCGTGGTAAATGCTGGCCTTGCCTACATTGCTAGCCGCATGGTGGGTACGTCGAAATCTGTTATGTCGCACATGGCGCTCGGTTCGGGCACGACTGCGGCAGCAGCAGGTCAGACTGACCTTGTGTCGATCCTCGGTTCTCGCGAAGCGCTGGATAGCACAACCATCTCTGGCACAAACAACGAGAAAGTAGTCTACGTTTCTTCTTTTGAAGCAGGCGACGCGACCGGCGCAGTAACCGAAGCAGGCATCTTCAACGCTGCCACTTCTGGCGACATGCTCTGCCGTACGGTCTTCTCGGTAGTAAACAAGGCAGCTGACGACACGATGTCCGTAACTTGGACCATCACGTTGTCTGCATCGTAAGAAACTAGTTAGGGGTGTAACCAATGGCTACAATCACTACCCGCGTTCAGGGCGATTCACCCAAGGGTTCGCCCCTAACTAACGCAGAAGTCGACAACAACTTCATCAACCTGAACACCGCTAAGTACGAGAGCGGCGATAGCCCATCGTTTGCTCATATTACCCTCGACAACGGCCAAGACGCCCAGTTTTTGCAGATTAACAGCGGCGGCACTCACCGGTTTAACCTCTGGGTCCAAGGTACAGGCGAAGATTACTTAGATTTTAGAAACTCGGCGGGCTACAGCCATCTTAAATTGATGGACGTAAACGGCGTCGTCATCAACGACAGCAGCGATAATCTTGACTTCCGTGTAGAGTCTAACGACTCAACCCACATGCTGTTTGTTGACGCCACCAACAATGAAGTTGGCATAAACATTTCTGGCCCTGAATCTACGCTAGATGTTAGCGGTATTATCACTGGGTCGAGCAGTACCGTCGTTCAAGGCGCAAAAATCCTTCGCGGTCGTTATAGTATAGGCTCTATTACTACGCTAGGCGCGGAAGCGTCGTCCGGCGGCCCGGTACTTGGGTATGGTGTTTGGCCTAAATCCAACACCGCGCAAGCATATGTTAGCTCAAGCAGTCTTGAGACCTTGCAGCGGTCTGCAATTACTTTGAGCGGAAACGAGATTGAGTTTTGGTTCGGGGCTTCGCAGACGGTTACGGAAGGTTCGGACGTTGCAATAGACAAAAAAATCAATCTGGCGCGGTCGGCGTTCGTGTTCAACGAAGATGGTGCAAACACAGATTTCCGCGTCGAGAGCGACACGAACTCGAACGGTTTGTTCTTCGACGCAAGCGCAAGCGCGCTGGGTATTAACAAGCAGCCTGACACCTCGGGGGTTTACGCGCTCGATATTGACGGTATTATCCGCCAGAAGTCCGGTCTTGTCGCGGGCATCGTTTATCCGTATTCGGGTAACGTAAGCAATCGCGCGGTCGGAAGCGGGGAGCAGTGGTACAAAGTTTGGGAAAGTACCGGACTCTCGGGAAGCCCGAAACTAATCAAACTTTACTTACACTGCGGCGGCGACAACACCGCTTGGTCGGGCGAGTTCCTAATTAGCCTTGCGGGTTACAACTTCACCCACAGCATTGAGTTATTGGACTACCAATACTACAACCAATCCAAACTGCTGGAAATCAGAACCTTCAACACCGGCGGGTTAACTGACTTTGAGGTCTGGGTAAAACTAGACGCGATTTCTTCGTCTGCGGGCAACTTAGTTACTGCGTCCAACGATTCTTCCCTGATCGCTGCACCGGCGGCTGGCACGCTGCCGTCCAACACCACTTCGACAAGCGCTCTGACCAGCGCAAACTGGCCTAGCTCCAGTGCGCGTAGCGCAAAAGCGCTATCGGAAAACTTGTCCATGGGCAACGGAGCGGAGATTCGTCTTTGGAGACCGGAGGAAACTCGCTATTCGCGTATTTACCACTCTTCTGCCGGTGCCATCTTTGAAACTCAAAACAGCGGGGACAATCTGTACCTTCGCAACAGCGCGGGGACGACAGGCGGCGTACACATCAGCAATGGGTACGACGGCTACGAAGTTACGGTCAACGACAGTTCGTACAACTCAGACTTCCGCGTTGAGTCCGACGGCAAAACCCATATGTTGTTTGTCGACGGCTCGGCGAACGCCGTTGGGATTAACAAGTCCGATCCCTACCACGCATTAGACGTAGATGGGTTCGCTCGCTTCTCCGAGTGGATTCCTGTTTATTATGATGCCGCCAGTAGCGCAAACAATGTTATTAAGGTCTACGAGAGACACTACAAAAACGTCAACGCGTTTGCGTTCAACAACCATTTTGTTCGTGTGCAGGCTGCCGGCGCGACTAACGGGTCGATTGCGTACGCAGAGTTTTATATAAACCACAAACAGCAACAGCTTAGCGATTTCTGGTCTATACAACCTGACCGATCCAAAAACATGAACGTCTACTACAAGTGGGACGCAAGTGGCGGAGATTACTCTAGCGGCCTACTTGAAATTTGGGTTCAGCCCGACCACGGATACCAGCAAATCGGTGTATTCCCGTCCAGTCTTTCGGGGGTACAGGGGCATGTAGAGTACGGCGTGTTCTCTGCGGAGGACACCAACAGCGTAGATCAACCCGCAGGCAGCACGGAAGTAGTTTTCCCAATAGCCGAAGACGTAAGTTATGTTAACCAGAGCGGAAGCGCGGCAACGTACGTCATCAACGGAGGCGGCGCTGATGTAGACTTCCGCGTTGAGTCGAGCGCAAGCGCCTACGCGCTGTTCACCGAAGGAAGCTCTAGCCGTACCGCCATCAACTACAGCGCACCGGAAACAGACCTGCATGTAAATAACTCTTTGCGCGTTGGCACTAACGCGAACGACAGCGTCGGGCGCTTGTCTATTTACGATACCGGCAACAACCTATTGGAGCTTGCCGGAACCGGTGCTAATGCGTTCACGGTCGATATGGTAGGGACATCGGCTGTCGGGTCGCTCACATTCAACGACGTAAACCTGATCGCCAATAACAACGCCACCGTCAAGGGTCGGCTTTATGTTGACTTGGTTGACACCTATTCGCAGTCTACTATCCAATTTCTTAACGGCACCGGAGCCGCCGGGATTGACGTAGGCTCGATCTACGCTGGGACCAGTTACGCGAACCGAGTTATTGGTACCGACGTAGGGGTTATCGAGGCTGAGAGCGGTTATTACAACGACGGCGAGCGGATAATCGGGTCAGACGGCGCGTTTTGGGGGCGTACAAACGGCACGCCTATGATTGGCGACGGCGGGCGTGGTTCTGAAATACGCCGTATCGCGCGGGGGTCATACTATAACAACCACTCGTACATCCACATAAAAACGCGTTTCCGGCACACAGCAAACAGTTCGTACAGCGCTGTTTCTAGCATGTACCGCTTTCTGGTAGAAGGATACGCCTACGGCTCTAACCAAGGTATTGACAGCGTAGTAGTGGCGTATGTTTACGGCGGCGGTCAGTATCTAGGCTCTACGAACGTTCACACGCGCTCCGGCTGTGCTCCGGTTTCTGTGTACATGTCGTCGGACGGGTATATGACCATCACGATAAGCTGTAGCACTTACTACACAACTTTTTCGCTTAGCTCGCAGAACCACGGGGGTAACGGTATGAACGTTTACGCCTCTGATATTATTTCTGTGACTACAAACACTAGCTCTACGATCTAACGGGGGTTTTGATGGCAGACGCGTACGAATGGACAAACTTAGCGCCGGGGGAAGAACCGCCGGAGTTAGTCGTGACACCCGAAATCGAGCTTTCGTGGCTAAGGACCGAGCGAAACCGACGTCTTGCCGAAACCGACTGGACGCAAGGTGCTGACGTCCCCGAGGCTATTAAACTGGCTTACCAACCGTACCGCCAAGCATTGCGGGACGTAACCGATAATTACACCACACTGGGCAACGTTGTGTGGCCTGTTGAACCAGCCTGATAGGAGGAAAGACCGATGGCTATTACTGTAACTTGGTCCGTTCTGGACATGAAACGGGACGCTGCTACCGGCGGCGTCAAAGAAGTACGCTGGCAGTGTGTTGCCCAAGCGGATACCGGCGAGAGCGCGGTTGAGGCTGGTAAGTATATCTGCACTCCTGATCCTGATGCCGAGGGCTTTGTAGCGTTTGAAGACCTGACCGAAGAACTCGTTCTGGGTTGGGTGAAAGCGCAAGAAGGCTTCGACGCAGCTAAGATCGAAGTAAACCGTACCGGCAAAGTCGAAGCGCAAATCGTGCGTAAGACTGCTGAAGCAACTGGCCTACCTTGGGCACCTGCCGAAGAAGCCGCTGAATAACTTAACCTGAAGGAGACCTGCGATGGCTAAAGACGAAAAGAAAACCATCACCGTCAACGACGTCCAATACAACGTCGAAGATTTAACTGAACAACAGGTTGCTATGGTAAACCATATTCAAGACCTTGACCGCAAACTGGCTAACGCACGGTTCAACGTGGACCAGCTAACTGTGGGCCGTGAGGCGTTTGTGAATATGCTTGCTAAGGCTTTGGAGACAGACGAGGCTGCATAATGGAAATGGACATGCTGTGGAACGGAGGCCTGACGCTATTTTTAGGGCTGTTGGGCTTTGTTCTCCGAAACTACATCAACGAGCTACAGCGTGTCCAAATCCTTTTGAACCGGACGCGAGAAGAGATCGCTAAGGAGTACGTGACTAAGCAAGAAGTGCATCACGACATCAACCGAATAATCGACCGGTTGGAGCGCCTCGATGAGAAACTTGATCGCATCATGGAGACGCGCAAATGACGTGGTGGAAGCGGATAGCCTACTTCGCACTCGGCGTGTTTATCGCCGTGGTCCTAGCGTTCTCGTCCGTAGCGTTTGCGCAGGAAGATGTTATCTACACTGACTCCACAACGCGCAGCACTGTAACAACCGAAGGCTCGATGACCACTAGAGTCGAGTCTCCTCCCCCCTCTGCAATAGCCCCCCAATTTAACGGTGGTGTTAACTCTGACCTGTGTACTGTCGGTGTCGCTGGCGCTGTGCAGACTCAAATCTTAGGCATCTCGATGGGTCAAACCGTACGAGACATGAACTGTGAAAAACTTAAAAATGCGAAAACTCTATATGACATGGGCATGAAAGTGGCTGCTGTGTCTGTCATGTGTCAGGACAAACGGGTCTTTGACGCAATGATGGATGCCGGGACTCCTTGCCCATATGACGGCATGATTGGCGCTGACGCCAAAGCCGCGTGGGATTCTGACCCGGATAGACAGCCGGGTTCGGACAAAGAGGAGGTGCTAAATGATAGCTCCAAAACCCTGTTGGGTGCTGGCGGCGTCCTTGGCGTTCTGGCCCTGCTACTCGCACTCTGAGCCGTACACATACGGAAGCACCAACAACGCTGCGGCGAATGGGCTAACGTGGGGCATGACTAGTGGTGCGCTGGGTGTACCTGTCGTCCCCGGCATGGAAATAAACGGCGTTATTTACCGCTACACCGCCGTCAAAGACCCCAACGATCCTTTTTCCGTCACGCTTAGTAACGAAGATACTAACGGCGGCTACATCTTCCGAGAGACAGACGACTGGTCTGGTCTGCCCGGAAACACCATCAATAAATTTGTACCTGTAGAACTGTCACCCATCTCTCGCTGGGGCGACGGCTCGATTACGTTTGAAGGGCGTGGGGAGGTCCAAGACCCCACTGTCGTATATACCTTCCGCGTTGACGAATGTTTTAGCCCTGAAGTGACTCCCGGCTGCCCCGGTTACGTGGACCCAACCCAGTTCCAAGTTACTACCCCGGACCTCGAAATCTACGACGCTCTGGACGATCAGGCTGTTAGGGACGCGATGGCTGCAACTGACCCCGATCTGTACGAGGAGGATGAAAAGGATGAGTCAATCGAGAAAGACGAAGAAAAAGCAACGAAGGACGACTTTGAGAAAGGCTTCGCCGCGTCTCAGAACGCACTGACCCTAGCGAATAAAGTGTCGCAAGAAGCGATAGTAACTGCTATGAATGCAAGTGTTAACATGTCTACATATTACACCGTACGGATGGATGGGCGTACGTATCCAGAAAGACAAAGGCTCGTAGATAGCCAGCTTCCGGAGAACCGTAATGGACTGCGTAACGGGTTAGCTCAACAACTGCTACACGATCAGATGGTCGATATGCAGTACAAGTAAACACCATGGAGACCATTATGATGCGGATAATTACTCTACTTACGATAGCCCTAGCGCTCCCTGCCGTGGCGCAAGAAACACTTATTGAGGGCAACATTCAGTCGAAGTGTATCATCCACACTGATACGCAAGGCGTCTATGGCAACCCTACGCCAGATAAGCTGAGCACAACTTCTACAGATGGCGGGGTGCAACCCGTCGTCCGGTACGACGTTGCCGTCGCCGACTACTACATCGCCCGGATAACGACGCCGACAAGTTTCTCAACTAGCCCAACACTTACTGACGTAGTTAACTGGACAGGCTCTTCGTCAGTTGGTGAAGTTTCCGACGCGGGTATGTCTGCCTACGACACGAGCAAAGTCGTCTACGAAGCAACAACCGAGTTTGACCTCACCATCGCGGGCAGCACTTGGTTCAAAGTGTCTTCGGTTGCTGAGTATGGATATGGGAAAGCGTTTCCCGGCGGGACTTACCGTGCAGTTGTTCAAGCGGAGTGCATCGCCAAATGAGACTGCTAGCCCCTGTCTGTGCGTTTATTTTGTCTACCGCTGGTAGCGCGTCGGCGCATGAGATGACGCCAACGTACCCAGAGCTTAGACCTTCGTACGTGGACGGGTTGTTGGTCGCCAAGTTGTCGATGTTTAACGCTCGGGATGATGTGGATTACTACGAAATAGGAGTATTTGACGAAAATTGGACGAAGATACCGTTTGCAACACAGGCTCGGATTGTCAAAGTTCCTTACGGGGAGCACTCGAAGTTCGAGGTCTATATTCGCGACGAAGACAAGAAACGTGCCACTTACGTGTGCACGACGTCAAAGTTGCGGTCCGACAAACCTAGTTACGCAATCGTCTCGTCCAAGGTCTGTTCTCGACTGGACGGGGCGTTGCCATGAAGCGATGGGTAGTTGTCATATCCCTCGCAGCTTGTCCCGCCTATGCGGACTCAAATTCTTTGGCGTTGCAGTTGCCCAGCCCGACGGGGAACTACCAGTCGGACTCATTCAGGGCCGGGGACTTGGATTGTAAGAACGCAGTCGGTGGGGGTGTGAACTTAGAGTTCGGCGTCCTTGGCGCGATAAACAATGTAGGGGGATCGTACGATTACGCTGGGCAGTTTAATGACCAGTCCAAGGACATAGGCGTATTTGCGCGGATCGTGATCCCGCTGAACGCGCCTAAGGAACGTATTAACTGCAACACTCTTTATCAGCTTGAGCTACAGCAGCGCAGGCTAGAGATTCAGAAGTTGCAAGCGGAGCTTCAGCAGTTGCGGGCGCTCCAAGGTGGAATGGACTTCGAGAACTAAAATGAGCGATCTGGGTGATGACATCGAAAAAATTGAAGGACTGGCTGACAAGCGCATGTCTCTTGGCGGCTATCGCTTTACTCCTGCTCAGCTGGGCATGGTTCTGGCTGCCGTTAGTTCTTTGGTTGGAACTCTCTACGGCGGTTTCCTCATGTACCAAAAGATTGAAGAAGTGGCGGGCCTCGACTTAGGGGCGTACGAGCAGAAGATGGAGGTCATGGATGCTAAAGTCCAAGAAGCTCTCGACTACTCCCGCGACATTAAAAACGGGCTGCGCGATGACATACTGCGCATTGAGACACAGACCGACCGTGTGGAAGACATGGTTCGGAACACGGAGGAGAAAGTTCGGGTGATGATTGACGACGCGGAACTCCGTTTCGAGACAAAACGCGAGCAACTTCGCATGTCCCAATCTGCTGACATGAAAGCACTTGAGGACAGACTTAACTCAAAACTGCAACGGGCACTGGATAACCCCTTAGCCAATTAGGAGGCAATATGTCTGACATCTTAGATAAGTATGACGAGAACGGTAACGGTCAGATTGACCCGCATGAGCTAGCGCTCATTGAGCTAGAAGATAAACGCCGTCGCATGGAAGACGAAGACGCGCAACGAGATCAGCAGCGCAAGATGATCTGGTACGTGTTGTTCGGGATGCTGGGCTACCCATTGTTTGTAATGGGGTCGTCTATAGCGGGCGTAGATAAGGCCGCTGAGCTTATCGCTTCGATGGCTACCATCTACTTCCCCTCAACTAGCTTGTTGGTCGGCGTCTTTTTCGGCGTAGACGCGATTAAGAAGAGAGACTGATTATGTTTGGTCTAGGCGGCATCGTCCCAATGCTTCTCGTAATCTCTACGCTTAGCGGGGGTGTGTACTTCTACTACACCTCCACTCAAGCCACGATTGACGAGCTACGCGCTAACAACTTTGCGTTGGAGGCCGCCAACAAGACCAATCAAGAAACTATCAGCCGGATGGAAGAGGCCGCTGAGCTTTCGAGGCAACTGAATAAGGAATTGACGGATAAGTACAACGAGTCGGAATCGCGGGTCAATTCGTTGCGAGACAAGTTAATCGACCACGATCTAACGAACCTTTCGATGAAAAAACCCGGACTTATTGAGAAGAGAATCAACAATGGCACCACTAAAGCATTTGAGTATCTTGAGTCTATTACTGCTATCCAGCGGGTGCAGCCTATTGAGGACGCCGGAGCCGATAGTAGTAACGGAGACCAAGCTCAAAACAATTCAGATTGAACTGAAGGAACATCCGCGTCCTTTGGCCATGAAGAACGTGTCATGGTACGTGGTCACGGAAGAAAATCTGGAAGAGTTCAAAACCCGTTTTAAGACCGATACGGGCGGCGAGCTTGTGTTTTATGTGCTGTCCGTCAGCGATTACGAACGTATGGCAATCAACCTAGCCGACATTACTCGGTACATCGAGCAGCAGAAACAACTGCTCGTGTACTACGAAAAAGCGATTGAAGCGCAAACAATAAAACCGGAAACGGAGGCACAGTGACCTATGGCTGAGAGCAAGAAAGACCCACGGTTAGCGCGCGCAGGCGTGTCTGGGTACAACAAACCAAAACGCACACCTAACCACCCCAAGAAGTCCCACGTCGTCGTGGCGAAAGAGGGGGACAAGGTGAAGACAATTCGTTTCGGTGAACAGGGCGCTAAAACCGCTGGCGCTCCCAAATCCGGTGAATCCGACAAGATGAAAAAGAAACGCGCGTCGTTCAAGGCTCGCCACGGCAAGAATATTGCCAAGGGTAAGATGAGCGCGGCGTACTGGGCCGATAAGGTGAAATGGTAATGGCTAAGAAACCCGGTCTGTACGCGAATATTCACGCAAAACGTAAGCGCATCAAAGCTGGCTCTGGCGAGACGATGCGCAAACCCGGCACCAAAGGTGCTCCAACCAAGGCCGACTTCAAGAAGTCCGCAAAGACAGCGAGGAAAAAGTAATGGCGTATGCAAAGAAACCCGCAGCTAAAGCAGCATTCAAGCCCTGCAAAGGATGTCCAACCCCTGCGAAGTGCAAAGCTGCAAAGCGTTGCCTGAAAAAAGGTAAGAAGTAATGGTTCTGAACCCCGAGCGAGACGCGTTGATAAAGGACTTAATCACGCACCTGCATGATTTCGCTCGCTATCAGGAAGATGATGAAGCACGAGAATTGGCTGACTGCGTGGCGTACATGCACAAACTGTGGAAAGCCGAGGTTCGCGAGAGATACATGAACGGACGAGGTATATATGCTAAAGAACATTAGACTTTTGGCGGCGTGGTGTTGCTTAGCTGTGCTAGCTGGCCCTGCGCTCGCCGAGGAAAAGTACCTTTACGAGTGGAAGGTTCTGCGGGTCATCGACGGTGACACCGTGGAGATTGAAGCTCCGTACCTACCTAAACCCCTAAAACCTAAACTGTCGATCCGTGTGTTTGGCGTAGATACCCCTGAAAAGAGTTTCCGTGGTAAATGCGACAAGGAAAAAGCTCTTGGAGAAGCGGCGACTAAGTTCACCAAGAAGTTGGTCACTGAGGCCAACAAGATCGAGATCGAGATTATGAAATGGGACAAGTTCGGCGGGCGTGTGCTTGGCGATGTGATTATCGACGGAGCCAGTCTGACTGCGCTCCTAATTAGTAACGGTTATGCCCGAGAGTACTACGGGGATAAAAAGCAATCATGGTGTGAATGATGAACTTAACTGAAGAACAAATTGAGCACTTACTCCACGGCAACAAAGAGTGGAAAGAGTGGGTAGAACCCGTGCAGTCGCTACTGCCAAAGTACGAGATTGATACGTCAGATCGTATCGCCATGTTCTTTGCGCAGTGCGGGCACGAAAGTCTTAACTTCACGGTTCTGGAAGAGAACCTGAACTACAGCGCAAAGGCTCTCAATGCAGTATTCCCGAAATACTTCAAAAACGCAGGTCGGAACGCGGACGATTACCATCGTAGTCCTGAGCGCATTGCTAATGTCGTCTACGCTGATCGTATGGGTAACGGCCCAACTGAGTCCGGAGACGGGTGGCGTCACCGAGGTTTCGGAGTAATCCAGTTGACCGGCAAAAATAATCAGTCGGCTTTTGCATCTAGCATTGGAAAATCACTGGAAGACACGTTAGAGTATCTACAAACAAAAATGGGCGCGCTTGAAAGCGCCTGTTGGTTCTGGGACACGAATAACCTCAACGTGTACGCCGATCAGCAGGACATTCGCGGCGCGACCAAGCGTATCAACGGTGGTTATATCGGCCTAGAAGACCGCGAACGCCACTATCACCATGCGCTAGAAATCCTTGGTGGGACTTACGAACCTAAGCCCGCGTCTGTCTTGTTAAAAGTCGGATCACGCGGAGACGAGGTCAAAAAAGTTCAAGAAGCCTTAGGGCAGGACGCTGACGGTATCTTCGGGAAAATGACCGAAGCCGCAGTTATTGCTTGGCAGGCGAATAACAATTTGACCCCCGACGGGATTGTAGGACCGAAAACCTACGCCGCGATGGTCGGGTAATCTGTTTAGGAGTAAGCACATGGCTGTTCTAAAAATATCATCATTCGGGGGCATCGCGCCACAGGTGCCGCCGCGATACTTGCAGGACAACCAAGCTCAGGTGGCGCTTAACTGCCCCCTTTGGAACGGTAGTCTCCAGCCTTTAGCTGACGCCGGTGACAGCCTGTACACCCTGACCAAGACTACTGTTCCTCAAACCATCTATCGTTTTGGTCAGGACACTGTTTCTGACACAAACTACTGGTTTCATTGGCCCGTCGACGTCGACGTATGCCGCAGCCAGATTGCTGGCGACGCAGCGGAATGGACTTTCTTTACCGGCGACGGCGGCCCAAAGGCCACTTACAACGCGATTGCCCTTGCTACAGGCGACTACCCCACGGTGTCCCGCCCGCTAGGGCTTCCGCAACCCGACGTCGGGGCGACTGCGTTCGCCAACGCGTTCTCGGCGGGTACGCATCCTGCTGAAATCACGCTGACGTCAACGATGATCGACCAACTGGATGCTCAGTACGACATCCTGATAAGCACTACGACAGATGACGCGGCTGAGTACACGACTGTTGCGCTCACTACGCCGATCAATCCAGTGAACTTGGCGCAGGACATAAACAACGCCAGTCTTGGCGTTACAGCGACGGCGGACAACGACATCGTCAAGGTGGAAACGGACACGTCGGGCGAAGACGCCAAGTTGTTTATCAAGTTCCAGACGGGGACTGAGAAGGATACCGACGCGACCTTTACCTACGCCCAGAACCCAAACCTATCCGCGAGCGGTACAGCGAACACCGACGCTTGGCTTGTTATTACCGATGCCGAAATCGGCTCAATCGCCAGCGGGGATGTAATACAGTTTTTTACTTCTGACAGCGGTTCAAGCGCAGCGTTTTCGTTTACCGCCGGTGGAACTACAACCGCTTCGAGTTTTGCTTCTTCAGTAACTAGCGCCGCTAGCGGAAAGTTAACCGCGACAGCATACGGGTCTAACGTTGTTGTAAAACCCGGCACTCAAGGCGGCGGCTCAGATGACTTTATCACCTACAAGCGTTTGGTAGGCAGCACCGTCGTAAAAACTTTGAGTGAGGCAGGGTCGGAGTCTGCTGCGCCCGCTCGCATAATTGTTTCGCAGACCAACGTAGATTCCGCAGAAGGCCAATATATCGTCCTTAGTGTAAACGGAGGCGACGAGCGTTTTATCGCGGTGCCTGATACGGCTTATGTTGCCAGCCTCGACCTTCTCGAAGCCTACGGCTGCACCGTGAATATCTACGGCGCGGTGGAACCTTTTGCTATCGTGAAGACAAACGCTGTCGGTACTGCGGCGACTATATCTTTGCGCGTTGGTGACTACCCCTCCACTCCTACTTACGCGCTGCAATCTGCGGAAGGGTATCTTGACGAAGATGAGACAGAGGAGACCCGTGTCTACACATGGACATGGGTAAACAAGGAGTCGGGGTTTGAATTTGAATCTGCCCCTGCCCCTGCCTCCAACGAAGTAAACGTGCGAACCGGGCAGACCGTGTCCTTGAGCGGTTTGCAGGAGGTGCCAACGGGTGAGTACATCGTAACCAACCGCCGCATCTACCGCGCTGTGAATGGTGTTTACCTGTTTGTTAAAGAAATTCCTGCGGCGAACAACACCTTTGTGGACGACACCAAGCCAGAAGATTTAGCAGAAGAGCTAGGCACTGCTTTGTGGGCTGAGCCTCCGCAGGACTTACGCGGGCTAATTAACCTGCCCAACGGCATGATGGCTGGATTTGTCGGTCGCGACGTTTACTTTTGTGATCCGTATCACCCGCACGCGTGGCCCGAGACGTACATCCAGTCAATAGATTACCCCGTTGTTGGGTTAGGCCGGATGGACACCACGCTCGCCGTTCTGACTACAGGCTCGCCGTACTTTATCCAAGGGTCGCACCCAGACTCTATGGTCGTGGTGAAGTCAGACATCGAGCAAGCCTGTGTGTCTAAACGGAGTATCGTTAGCCACGGTGGGGCGGTGTTCTATGCGGCTCCTGATGGCTTGATGATGCTGGCCCCTAGCGGCTCGCAGATTGTCACTGAGAACATGTTTAACTTCCAGCAGTGGCAGACTTACTTCAAACCGGAGTCAATCCACGCCTATCAGCACGACAACCAATACATCGCCTTCTACGACAACGGTACGACACGCGGCGGGTTTATCTACGATATGAAGTCCCGCCAGATGATCCTCCACGACATTTACGCAGAGACGGGATACCACGAT